ACTTTGCCAATCTGGCCACTGATCCCACCAAGACACTAATGTGTCCCAATCCTTTTCTTCAAGCCTTCGTATATTAAATTCCATTAAATATAATTTAATAACAAAGATAGCAAATTTCTATGGATAACTTTTCATGACGCTACTACCTACAGAAAACAGTTCTACTGGGTCTGTTGAGTCATTCTCAAGCTTAAATTCTAAATAATATCCTCTTGCCCCATGAGACTCTGCTACAGCATTTTTTATAAACATTATAAACTGTCCAATTGTTGGCGTTGTAGCAGATGCTGACGAACTATCTATTGTTATGGTTGTAGATGTTTTACCAGTAACTACTCCTGCTAAAATAGGCTGTGTTGTTGCAACTCCAGCCGTCAAGGTAGCGGCATAAACATTATCTCCAATATTTAAAATTGATCCAATAGAAGTTGAAAATGTAACTACAACAGCAGTGTTTGGTCCGCTTACATTAGTACATACACCTACACCATTAGCAGATCTTTGCTTCCAGTTTACTGTTCCAGAATTTGTTCTAAGATAGCTAAACCACTCTCCTTCTTTCTCTTCAAAATAAGTGTCCAACATAGATCCTGGGTTACCATCTGTTAAATCAGTAAACAACGATGTACATTCCCATCTTGCTTGATTAGTATCATCCACAGTTGTAGTGGCTTCATATGATAATGTTTTAAATAATTTTATACTTAGTGTTGGCTCAGGATTAAAAACACTCCTTATAGTAGCTCTACTAAATTGACCATAATAAGTATTACGGTTAGCTCCAGTGTTATGTCTCCATATATTCCCTCCTTTAAAACTATAAAAATAACTATTCATCCCTATCATAAAGTCAGGATTAAATGAATAAAACGATGGCCACCCTTTAGATGTTTCGCTGTATGATAATGTGTATGACTCGCAATTTAAACTCATATAATATATATTTTTATTATTGGAAACAATGTATTGTATCGTTACATCCTGGTCTTGCCTGTCCGTTTAAAACAGTTGAGGTTGCAGGTCCTGGTTGATTTACTGAAATGACAGTACCACAATACACTGCTCCTGCTCCTGGAGTACCAGTCTGAATTTCTATAACGTCTCCAAGAACGTTGTTGTATGTGTTTACTGCATTTTCTATATTTCCTGTTTCACAACCTTCAATAACTATATTAGAACCAGTAGAACCTCCTGAACAAGCCACTGATGATACAACAACTCCATTTCGTACACCTATTGCAGTAGTTCCACCTACTATATAATAAAGTAAAAGAGATGTGTCATTTAAATATGTAGATCCGTCTGAATCTGTAAAAACCCAGTTACCCACGTTTGGAATTATATTTGTGTCTACCGCAAACGCATTAGACGTTCCTACAGCGTTTCTTGCAAAATAGTATGTTGTCGTTGATGTTGCACAAGCTGTTGTGCTTTGAGACGCTGACCCATAAAAACTTGGTAAAGCCACTGGGCAATCTACTTCCCATTTAAAAAATGTACCACACATAGGCGCAGCAATTAAAAGGTTTATTGAAGTTACTGCTGCTGAAGTTTTAGGAACAACCATTGTAAAAACTTTACTTGCTGTTCCTGGATTAACTCCAATTTCGTTTGAAGCTACAGTTACTGTTTCAAAAGTACCTTGAGCAACATACGCGGATCCAGTATATGTATAATTTTGAGGCTTATCACCTGATGTACAAGAACCAGATGGCGTATTATTATAAGGTGAATCACTTAATAATGATGGATTACTATTTCCAACATAAGTAATTCTTCCAGTACCTTGATTAAATACACCTGCATAATCAACTTGATTATTAGCTCCATCAACGATAGTATCAGTATTGTGGTTTCCGTGACAAGTAAGTCTGTTGTATGTATTAGAGTTATATGTAGCTAAAACACCATCAGGTATAGAAGAACCCATATAAAAATATAAAACTACTGCTCCAGTATCACTTGCTAAGTCAACATCTGCACTAAAGAATCCATTGCTACTAAAAGAAGCATTAATACCTGATCCACAAGGAACTAAGCATTCTCCACAAGGTTGTGCATTTAACAGCACACCATTTAATTGTTGTCTTATAATATTTCCCTGAGAATACCATCCGTCAGGAGATAGGGTTGTTAATGTTGAATCTGTATACAAAGCCGTAGCTTGCGAAAAATTTAATCCATCAAAACAATATGTTCCTAATGCTGCCATTTATTATTTTATTTATGGGCATGTAGTTACCGCAGTAACTAAGCCAAATTGATTTACTGTTATATAATCTGTTGCGCTTACCTTATATAGTCCTACTCCTAAATTACTACCAACTGCACCATCTGATGCATAATATACAAAATCTCCATATGCTGGCAAAGTTCCGCTACCTGAATGATAGTATGTAGCATTTAAAGGTTGATTACAAACGTTTGCTTCTACGGTAAATACAGTACTACTTGGATAAGCAGTGTATGTAAATGCACATTCACAGCATGCTGATGCCGCTGAACTTGCGTCATAACAAAACTCTTGACAGCTAACTAATCTGTAATCATATATTAAATACAAATATTGATTTGCAGTAGGTAATGACAAACTACTAATAGTTGTTTCATACAGACCTGCAGATGGATTGGTTACCGAACTGTCTGGCACTGTAGTTGCAGCTGCTAACAACGAAGCTATATCAGCTTGATTATTAGAGTATAAAGTATTGCTTGATAAATATTTAAAATTATCGTTAGGATAGTTCCAGTCATATGTATCAAAATTAATCTTATTAGACCTGATCGTTAAATCTATACCATCATATGGAAAAACTCCCAATGATCTTACCCCAACTTGACTGTCATAGTATGATGCTGTTAAATTATTATTGCCAAACTCTGCTAAATCTGAATCTACTGGACTAATATTTATACTGTCCTCCCAAAAGTATTCAGCATGAATAAATTCTCCACTTTCATTTGGAGAGTTCATAACTACTTTTACTACCGTTATAGACTCTGATTCAACACAGTTAGCTGTTACAACAAATGATGCTGTTGATACAGCTGTAATTGTTACTTCTGCATTAGCAGGACTGTTTAAAGTTTTGTCAAATGTAAATGTTCCAGAACCTGTTAGTGTTGAACTTGTTGTTGTTGTTCCATTCCATAGTACAGAAATAATTATTGAACCAGCAGTAACGTTATAACTAAATCCTGCTGTGCCAATTAATGAACCATAACTTATCTCGCTAACAATTGCATTAGACGCCCCAACAGCTAAATTATTTCTTTGTAATTTATATCCACATTGAAAAATTTCTGGTGGCAAAGGAACTTCATTACAATTCATTCCTAAAACATATTCATCCATGTAAGGATCATATCCTCCTAATTTTTGAGTTTGTATTGATTTATGAAACTCATCTCTAAACCACGATCTCATTCCCATATCAGAGATTACTTCCAAAGAATCATTGTTTCTGCTTGTTCCTCTTAATTTTATTACGGCACTTCTTTTTACATCAGTAAAAAACATATCATAACCATGAGAAACAAAACTTTCTGGATTATAACTAATACCATATTCTTCAATACGTGCAATTTGAGTTCCTAATATTTCAGGAATAGATGCTATAACACCTCCGCCTGTACTGTCGCTTATTAAATTTTTACTTGATAAAACATAAGTGATTCTATCTTCTTGTAAAACTAATATATCAGTCTCTCTTGGATGCATTTTTTGTATTGGACCAAAAGATGTTTCACAATCTTTAAAGTTTACTAAACCTAAATTAAATTCATTTAAGTTGTTAACACCACTATTACTACTAAAGATTCCACTGTATGTTATACCTTCAAATCTATCAGCTTCTTTATAGTCTTGATTAGATACAGCTAATGTTCTTTGACCTAATTGAAAAGGTCTTCCAGCTAACTGATCTTTTATTTTAAAACTTTCAACACCATTTCCAAAAGTGTAACAATCTATAAAATTTAAATTTATTACAGCGTCTTGTGAAGCAGTTTGATTTTGGTCTCCTAAATCTGAGTTAACTCCCGACATATGAAATCCATCAGGCTGAGATATAGGAAAAGACTGAGATGCGTCATAATATAATTCAGCATTTGCATCATTTGGTTCTGTCTCAAATACCATTAATGTGTTTGCTCTAAAAACTATAAGCTCAACTTCTAAATCAGAAGTTCTGTCGGTTTGAGGCCAAGGTCTATTACATCCTTTAACTCCAGATGAAACGCCTAAATATAAAGGGTCATTAACACCTTGACTACTATCTTGTATCCATTGAAATGTTACAGCCCAAGTTGTACACGCCATATTATTTGCAACACCATTACCAGTTCCATTAGGCGTTGCTAAAGTAGTATCATTTATTATATCTGTTTCTTGCGAGATATTTCCAGGTAGACCAAGAGCTGGGTTTATGTTATCTCCAATCCACCATCTTCTCATATCAATATAATCTCTACTTGCAACATATTCTTGCTCCCATAACCACTCTCTTTCTTCACAGCTATTTCCATTAAATGTATCATTACGAAACATTCTTACTTCTATTTTAATAACTGAACCTCCTGGAACTTCATAGTTTGTAGTAACACCTGTGTCAGAATCTGTAGTAAAACATTTATACCCAATTTTTCTGGCGTTTGTACATCCTCTTGCAGCACTCTTTTTTTTCTCCATTCCAAACTCAATAATAGAATCATCTGGAATAACAATGTCAAAATTTTGATTTTTGATTAACATGTAAAGACCTTTAAGTTGAAAAGAGTCTTCACCATATTCATTTACGTCATTTAAAAAATTAGTAGGCTCTGCACTTATTTCTAAAATCTCACATTTTTCTACTCTTGTAAGAGGTCCACTAACGTCAGCTTTAACCACAAGAGTTTGTCCTTTTTGAACTTTGTTTGCATTGTCACCTTCAAGCCTAAAAAACACCATGTTATCACTTGGCCTAACATAATAAAAGTTAGAAAAAATAGTTTCATAACCTCCCTTACTTGGCTTTACAACAAACTTATATCGTTCTGCCCAATAAGGCGCTCTTGACGATACCGCTACTTGTATACTATTTGCTGTAACACTATTGCCAGGTTCTACATATACAGTGTTATATTCAGAAACTAAAACTGTAGATGATCTTCCATACTCATCGCTATAAACAATACCTGTTTCAAAGTCACGATCACTATGTAAGCTACCTGTATCTAAATCTGTATTAAATGATCCTTGAACGCTAACAAACCTAAAGTATTCATATAGTGTAGTTATTACTGGAGTAGAGGGATTAGTTAAATCCGTACTCTGAAAAGCCATAGCAATTACTTGAATGTCACACGTATTTGATCCTGGAGCAAAATTAGAAAGTGTAAAACCTTGCTGATTAGTCGCGTCTGTAATACTACTATTGTGTTTAACAAAAGGATATGTTCCTATGGCTGGAGAAGAAAGTTCATTATTAAAAAAATCTGTCAATGAGTTTCCTTGATCTGCTGTAGCAAGAGGTTGAAAGTTTGTATTAAGAATAGTTCCAATACGTTCTGCAAACAAAGGACTGTTAAAGAAATCATATGGAGTTGCATAGTCTTGATCTAAAGTTATATTTACATTAAGAGTAAATGGTTGGTTTTCAAAATCAACATTTTCTGTAGCCGCAGTAGTGTTAGACGGAAAGAAAACTCTTTTGTCACTATGAAAATCAAATGTCAATCCTATCAAAGCATTAGCATTTAATTTATCAGCTATTGCTGTTAAGTCTATTGTAACCTTAGAGTTCTCTATGTTTTCGCTCTGTCCTGGATTAGGATCTATTGTATATGTTTCACCAGTATTTAGTAAGCCAAAAGGTAATTCAGAAAAACCTAAAAGCGTATTAACCAAACTTGTATTATAGTTAATAGCAATGTTATTTCCATCTGCATCTGGTCTTGTTATATTGTATCCGTCTACATAATTACCATACATTAATCTGTTTCCCTGTATGGTTTGAGCTTTTGCTAACCTTGGAACATTGTCATACTGTCTTAGTAATTCATCATTACCTAATACTGTATATATTTTGTTATTAGTAAATGTGTAGCTTTTATTTGTATTATTTGACCAACCATAATCTTCTTTTTTAAATCTTTCAATTACATTTAAAGTAGTAGAGTTTGTATCTTTAAATAATAAATCTACTTCTTTTACTCTTGAGCTTCCTGTAGAAAATTTAATCTCTACACCATTGTAAAGATTTAGCATCCCATCATTACAATAATTTTTTGTACTAAAAGCAAAAGGCTTAGGTACAAATGCTGGATTGGTAAATAAAGATGTTGCACTGTATTGACCATCATCATATCTATATCTATAAGCAAAACATAAAAATCTGTTTTCAATATAGTTTTGATTTCCTGCAATATTTAAAAAACTTATTGTTGGTGCTGGTAATGGAACATGTGTCCCTACAGCACTTTCAAAACCAGGTGGTTTTACAACCACTGATATATCTTCTTCTACAATTTGATCTACGTTTGAAATAGGCTCTGGATAACTCCTATTTATATTTATTGTTCTTGGAGGATTTTTATCGTCAGTCCAAAACAAAAGGTCTTCAATTAAATCAACACCTGTAATTAAAAATTTAGGATCAAAATTTAATAAATCTACTGTTACTACGTGGTAATTAACTATCTCATTTGTAGTGTTATAAGAAACTACTAAATCAACTACCCCTTTAGGATTTTGAGTGTTTGAACCATCATGAATAAACCAATAAATATTTTCTCTAACACCATCTTCATATGCTCCTATACAGACAGCAGAAGAGCTTAGAGGAACTCCATTGTACTGTATTGTAGTTAGTTGCTCATTTCCTTTTGAGTTCTCTACAGCTCCTATTTCAGTAGATTCAGTAGAACCTAAACGAACATTCATAGCGTCAATGTATTCACCTGGCGGAAGAAGTCTTTCATCCACAGATTTATTCATTCTACCTGCAATAAAATTTGTTGTAACTATTGGCATATTATTTTATAATTTTATTTTGACCTCTTAAATTCATTAAAAGTCTTCCAGGATGTATATTACTTAATCGTATTTTTGCATTTCTTAATAAAGAAGATTTGTCTTTTCTCGCTCTATTAACAACATACTCCTGAACTCCTAATCTACCATTTAAAATAGAATATCTAATATAAGCATATATATATTCTTCAAATAACTTATTTAATTGTACTTCGCTATCTACTCCATTCTTCATTCCGTCAGAAACATACTCTAAAACAACCGATGCAGCTCCTGATATATTACTAAAATTAATTACACCAGATTGTTTGTCAATAGTGAATGTAGGATTTGCATTTGCAGTCTCAGTATTTAAACCAAATCGTGACCCTATAGGATAGTCAAAATACCAATCGCCTTCATAGTTATACCCTTCAGCTCCATTGTATTGACTGTTTTGATTTAAGTAAATACTTTTGTTTCCTCTTAAAATAGTAGATAAATCAAGTTGTGAATCTTGTGGTCTTAAAACGTTTCCATTTTGATCAAACAAAACATTAGACTGATTATCTTGTAAATAAGAAGAAGACCAGTTTGTTTGTATATTTTCTGATAAAGGATATAAACCACCATTTTTAAATTGAGATATTCTAACCCAATTAACATAATCTTGTGGTAATACAAATCTTAATTGTTGTGTGATGTCTAATTGAAGAATTTTAATCTCCTTCATTGCATCATAATTTAATTCCTGTATCCCTCTTTTGGCGTGAAATAATATCTGATATCTTTCAATATTATTTATTAATTCATGATTACCTTGATACATTAACATAAAGTTGTTAACTATATCCGCTAATGAAACATACTGATATGATCCCCAGTTTGAATTAGTTGGAGTTGCTCCTGAGTTCGTGTAATACGCGTAGTCGTTTATATATGCCATCTATCCTTGTGTTATTTGTTCTTGTTGTAATTCTTGAGTGCCAAAATTATAAACATCAGCCTCTCTTATTTCTATACCTACATACTGACATATTTTTGCAATCAATGCAGGTTCATCCGATAAAGGTAATTCAAAGTCTTGATAATCTGCTGCGGTTGGGTCAAACAAAGGTTCACCAGCCAATAATGTAGCATAAGTCCAGTTTGGTGTAAATGGATATCTAACATACTGCGATGTAAGCTGTCCTATTTTATTTATTGTAATAGGAAAAGCCTGAGCAACTAAAGCATCCTGAGTATAAGCAGGATACCCTAAAGTTGGTTTTGTTAAAATAGAATTATTTAGCATAGTTATTTTAGCTTGTGAAACACGTTCAGCATCCATAACATTATTAGCTGAATATATGTTGTATGTTTTTCCTACAGCATTCCAGACTTGTACGCCTGTTGTTGCAAAAACTAAAAGATTAGTTGCACTAACTACTTGTGAAATTACAGTATTATAAACCACTCCTCCTGTAATAGTAGATACTATATCTCCTACCGATACTCCTGCTGCAATAAAGTCCGCAGAAGTGTCGTTCACCGCTATAGAACCGCCGTTGGTCGAAGTGGTAACCCCTGAAGCTAATTCTTTTGTGTATACCATCATCTTATTAATTAAATAATAATCAGAAGGCAGTGTGTATAAATTAGTCTGTATATCTCCCAACTGCGTTGTTGCAGAGTTTAATAAAGGAGTGTCTACGTAAAAAGTATCAATAACTTCCACTAAACCTTTTGTTATATCTGCGTATCCAGTCCCTGAAGTTCTTTGGTTTTCTTTTACTAACTGATTGTTGTATTGATAAAAGTAATCTTCAAACATATCCATTTGTGCTTGAGAAGCATAAAGATTAAAATCTTGTGGAGATATGTATCCGTAATTATTTTTATTAGCTATTGCTAATACGGTATTTCTTACTTCATTTATTGGCATAATTAATTCTTTTTACAAAGATAGCAAAAAAAAAGAGGCCCTATTTTTTTAGAGCTTCTCTTTAATTATTCAATCAAAACAGTCAGGCTTAAAGATAGCAAAAAAAAAGCTACCCTTTTGAGGTAGCTAATTTCCAGTTAGTTGTACTTGTATTACTTTATTTTGTTTTTTAAAAGCTTATATACTTCTAAACCATCGTCACTTCTCATAAATGAAGCTACAATAAAATTAGGGTCTTCCCCAAATGGAATAGTAAGCATTTTCTTTTTATTATTAGATAAATTGTAATAAACATCTTTACCATTGTTTCTTATTGTTAATAACGATAAATTAAAAAACTGATAAACATCGTCCATTAACTCTAACATTGGATCATTAATAGTGTCTAAAAAATCATCTGGATAATTTTTAGCATAAACTAATATGTCTCTTTTTAGCTCTGCTGTTGTCATATTTTCTACAGCATTACCCATTAACACTCTACATACTTGTGTTAACTTAGAAAGATCTGTAGTTACTTTTTTAGCTTCTAATTGAGCTTCTAATTCAAACTCTACTTGCTCTAATTCTGAAGCAGCATCACGCTCTTTGTTTATCTCTTCAAATACATATCCATTACTTGGATGTATTGATAAAAACTTCTGTAATACTTGATTTTCTTTTGAAACTGATAGCATACCATCTTCAAACACAATAGGTTCTAAAATAGCATTTCCGTCTTGTTCGTTTTCAAAAGGTGACTTTTGATTACGCGCGTAACGTAATGGTTCATTGACACCTGTTTTTTCGTCAAAATATAATAAGGGTGATCTTTGTGAATGTCGTGAAGATAACATGTATGATAGAGGCGCTTTGTCTCCTTTTAGTCTATACGACTTTGCTTTGTACTGTTCTTTTTTTGCTTTCATTATAATATAATTTAATTTGATTTAAAAAAAATAATTACCCCCGTCTTTATAACGAGGGTAAATATTACTACTATCTACTATGCATCTTGGAATAAGAAGAAGTTGTTTGCACCTAAAGTACATACAGCTCTCTCACTCAAGAAGTTTACTTCCATAGCATCTAAGTCACTTGTTCTTGCTCCACCAGCTGAACCAGTGATCCAAGACTTGTAACGTCTGTCTTCAGTTTCTGAAGCTCTATATCTAACGTGTAAGAATGGTCTCTTAGCGTTTTTACCTAATACTTGATC